AAACTTTGTCATGTCATACATGGGAGGAGCCGAAAGTTGAGCTACGAGACTAGGATCAACTTGCCCAATTAACGCTGCGTTTGGATCCTCGACGCCTGCGGATTTTAATCCTGACTCAATTAAACTAACCATAGGGTTGGTGGGGTCCTCAAGAGATCGAAATGGAATATCCGGTGCAGTAAAGTTTCCACTCAACGGATTGTAGCTATATGACGATTCCAATCCAGCCCGAATCTCTTCACCAATAGGCTGGCCCACATTTCTTAAAGTCTCACCAATAGGTTGCAGCGCACTTCGTAGTGTGTCCCCGACCCTTTGTCCAAAGTTTTTGTCCTCCACAGAATCCTGAACTACAGGACTAGGTGTAGGAGAAGATAACTGACGCTCAACAAACGCATCACCTGGACGAAGTCTGTTTACATCCACACCACGTTCAGCCGCAGTAGCAGCGTCCATAACAAACGCCTGTTGCATGATCTCAGGTGCGAGATCCTGTAGTCTTGCAAGCGTGTCACCGCGTAATCGAACAGGACGACCCCCGTTTATTCCAGGTATAACCGCAACATACTGTTCAACAACAACTTCTCCGCCAGGTGCAAACTTCTGCACCTCGTTCATAAGCTCCCCCGAGGAAGCCATGATGCCACCCATTTCGCTTAAACGTTTCCGTGCGTCCCGATTTACAAAGAGCTTTCTGTTTTCGACGTTCATAATAACTCCTTACCGTGTTGCGCGGTACATTCCATACAAGCCGCCAGCCAGACCGCCAAGTTGAGAAATAGTGCTTGGAGCCGGAGTAGTGGTTTGCGAGTACGTTGACTGACCAATAGGCATACCTTGGAAGATATCTGAGTAAAAACCCAACTCCTGCATCGGACGTTGGTACTGAGCCATCTGGTTTGCGTATGCTGCATCCAGTTCTGCCTGACGTTGCTGCTGCTCTTGTGCGCCGACGGACAGAAGTGTGTTGACGTCGTTGAGGTTGAGGCCCTGTTGCGCCTCTCCAAGCTGCGCTTGCTGCATGCCCAAGGACCCCAGTCCCTGACCCACGCCTGCAATACCTTGGCCCAACTGTCCGTACTGACCTGCAATCGCGCCCATCTGACCTGCACCAGCCAGTCCCATCTGACCAAACTGTTGCCCTATCTGACCGACTTGCGCACCAAGACCCGCTGCCTGACCTGCGCCCTGCATACCCATTTGCGCTCCTTGCATACCAAGACCTGCGCCTTGCGCTGCGGTTTGTGCGCCCATTTGCGCTCCTTGTGCGCCCATCTGGCCTGCTGCCTGCGCCCCAGCCAGTCCCATCTGGCCTGCTGCTTGCGCTCCTTGCATACCCATTTGTGCGCCCTGCATTTGAGCTTGACCCGCTTGCTGTGCCGCGCCCATACCCATTTGCGCGGCTTGCGCGCCCATGGCTCCAGCTTGCTGCGCTGCCTGCATACCCTGCCCTGTGCCAGCTAAATTAAGCTGACCACTTGTGGCTCTGTTCGCTGCCGCCTGTCCAAGACCCGCCAGTCCAAGTTGCGTAGCCTGTGTTGCAATGTTGGCTCCAGCCTGCGTACCTTGCTGCGCTGCCTGCCCTGCGGCCTGCGCTGCCTGCATTCCAGTTTGTGTTGCCTGTAATCCCGTGGCTGCACCCGCCTGTCCAAGTTGACCAGTAAGTCCTGCGGCCTGTTGCTGCCGACCCTTTGCTGATTCGTATGCGGCCTGCGCTCGTTGCGATGCGCTTTCGTACCCAGCCTGTCTTAGCCCCGCCGCTGTCTTAGCCTGCTGCTCTATAACGTTGCGCCCAATCTCGGCTGCTTCTATACCCTGACGAGATCCTCCAAATGCACCCGCACCCACCGCAGTTGCATCCATCTGATTTCTTTGTATCGCACCAGCCCGTGCTACGTCCTGCATAGCAGCATCAATAACAGACTGCTCATACGGGTTCATGTAGTTCTGTATCGAAGACGGATCAAACTCCGCCGCTGAACCCTGCAACCCTGCAATACCAGCCTGTGCCGCAGTCAAGCCATACTGACCAAGCTCATCCGCCGCACTACCAGCCCGTAATATGTTCCCAGCAGTGGTTTGCCCCTGCTGCTCCATACGGGCTCCGTATTCCGGCAGTGTTTGCAATGCACCAAGTCCAACGCTCTCAGCCTTGCGACCCAAGTTCATCACGTCTGCCCCTGCACCCAAGCCTGCGCGTTGTGCTAATGCACCAATATCCTGTATGTCAGAGGCCGACCCCGTCAGAGCTTGCTGACCCGCGCCCACTTGCCCTAAGATATTCGCCGCTGTTTGCTCTCCGGCACGAGCTCCAGCCGTAGCCGCATCCGTTATACCACGAACCCCGCCAGCCGCTGCTAGTTCCCCGCGCCGTGCGGCTCCCGTTAACGCCGCTTCTCCACGCTGCCCCGCTTCTAGTACGCCTTGCCGACCTGCCGCCGCCGCGCCTACACCAGCTTGAGCCGCTGCTTGCACCTCGGGAATTGCTGCTTGCAATTGACCCACTGCAAAATCACGATATGGCACCGCACCCTGATAGGCATCCGTAACCATAGTTTGTGCCGCCGCCAATGGGTTATACCCTTGCTGCATAGTCTGTAGCGCAGTACCAAGGCCCGTGACCCCCGCACCAACGGTTCCGGCACCCGCTTGCAGCATAGGCATATATGAACCAACGCCAGCAGCAGCGAGTTGCCCCGCCTGCGTTTGCAGTGGGGTACGTCCAGCAACTTGTAGTTGGGCAGGTGTAAGAGCGGCAAGTTGAGCGTCAGTCAGTTGCCCAGAACGCGCCGTGTATTGACGCATAGCCTCGTCGAGAATCCCTGTATAGTTGGGATCCGCCGTAGCCATGTAATTTTTCATCCACTCTGGGATATCTTGTACGGCGATTTGTGTGTTTGTTTCTGTCATTATGCCCTCTCAAACTCGCGCATCATCGCGTACATTTTAGCTGCGCCCTTTTCTCTATCTCCGTTACCCGCCCCTTTTACAGCGCGTTCAGTCATAACGAACTCGCCATCAGATAATGCTGCCTCTTGTACAGGTTGTCCGTTTTGATAAATCTGCGCAGGTATAGAGTCGCTTCGCCCTGTTCCTGGCCCTTCAATATAGCCACCCATAGCATACCCAGTGGACCGAGGAGGAAGACCTTCTGGATATTCAAACCCGTGTTTCTGCCTATACATTTCTTCGTATTCGTCTCGTGCTTCTGGTGAGCTAAACCTACGGCCCGTGTACCGATCTACATACAATTCTTTGAAGTTGCCTTTTGGTTTGGTTAACTCTTCTACTGCACCAAGGGCCGTGAGCCCCCCGTATAGCATCAAGGGGTTGCCACCAAGAACCTGACTTACAATTCCTTTTCCAGCAGCGTTTTGCGCACCCTGTGTTGCAAGGTTGGTTGCGACTTCTTTCGTCAACGCACCACCAACAGCTTGCTGCATAGGAGCAGCAGCACTAACAGATGCGCCGAGTGGGTTAATGCCTGCGGACCCCAGCAGCGATGTAATGCCTGAACCAAAGCCAGAGTTTTGAATGGCTGGACCAAAGAACTTGGCTCCTACCCCAGCAATCAACGCGTCTTTGATTGCGTCCTTTGGTTTCTTTTTGTCAATAATTAAGCCGCCCAAACCAGAGCCAATCGCAGCGGCAATAGCTCCACCACCTGGAATAAGTAATCCAGCTAAACCACCAAGTATAGAACCAAGGCTCATCAGGCTTCCCCTCTAATAGCTTCAGGCGCAGTCACAGTAATTCTGGTGCTACGTTTTTCTGCGCCTGTCCAAGACTGTCCGCAATCTGGACAGTTCCCATCGGGGTAGCTTGCGACTTCTTCTGGCGTGTCAACCGCATTATCACAGTTTACACAATGCACTGTATCAGAACTTGACGAAGGTTTCCAGCGTGACCCGTCGGGCATAGTTATAATTGTATCGGTCATGGTGTACTCACTGTTACTGATCCAACAGCGCCCGTAGCCTGAGATCCACGAACGTATGGAGAATGCGCTAACGGCACTCTAACATATCCATCATGGTTAAAGATAGCCCCTGGCTCTAGACCGCTGTCGTCGGTTTGTAAATTGGTAAATACGGCAAAGGTGTTTCGCCCTTCACCTGGGTTTTGCATCTGCTCTAGATAAACAGAAAAAGCCCGAACAACCTCCGCAATGTATTGCTGGTCGTAACTTGGAGGCGCAATTGGAAAGAACGGAAGGTTTAAGTTTCGAGACATTACCGCATCCCGTCAGGCTGCACGTCTACTCTTGGAGAGCCCAGTCTCCATCCTACACCTGTCTCCGTTGTTTCTATTTTAAACGCAAACGAGCGACCACGCAGTCGAACGTTAACCTGATTAGTCCATTGCTCCACAGGAACCGACGCGGTCTTGGTCACAGTCTTGCTGTTGGTTTGTAAATACGCACCGCCTGGATAATTTCGCGCCTCAAGCGTCATCGTAGCCGAAGGTGTTACCGCTGTACTATCACGGAACGTCAAGTCTGGTATCAACCTGCGTAAGAACACAAAGTTGTCCCCTTCGCCAAGCGACATCTGGCTACTCTCGATGAACGACGTAATCGCCGTGGCAGGAGCAGTCGACCCGTCATCAAACCCACGCTCATGATAATACAGCGCATGGTCGGTGCTTGCCGCAATCGGAAAGCTCTCAACACCACGGTCCAGCCAAACTGTGCGATTTAGAGATCCGTAGTACCAAATTTGTTGTTGGTAGTTGTACACAACGTACTTGTTGCACTCTGTGCTCGAAGCTGAAGGATAGAACCACCAGATTTCAGAAAAAGCCGTATTGGTGGACGCCGTTACTTTCTCAAGCTGGTCAGTGTTGATGTCGCTAAATACAAAGTCCCGCACCGTACATGGTAAACGCTGCACTGCACCGCCATACACATAGAACTCTTCTGCACCCATCCAGTACACCTGATCCTCGATTGCAATAGCTGCTAACGGACCAGCAATCGTGATGTTTTCCGACACCGTGTTTATGCCAAAGGTAAACGGTGGCCCAAGAAACTGCATTGCGTGAAGCGATACGTCGGTAAACACCAGAACCTGTTGCCGCGTCTCAATAGCCGTAACAATCTCGGACCCAGAACCGAGGCGCAAGTCCCCAGCAGTATTAGTCGCCGTAGCAGCCCAATCGGTTATTGAGCCTTGGTCCGAGAACCGTATAAGCAACGGATCCTGCGTACCAATGTCGAGTTGTGAATCACAACCAAAAGCTATAACGTGCCTGTCTCTATCAGAAACAAGCACTTTCTTAGCAATGGTTGGTGCGGTATTCGCCCCTGCTAGATCACTAATTGCTACAGCCCGAGTAGATGTGCCGTTGGTTTTATCCCAGTAATATATACCCGCATCACGCACGTTGATTAAAAGATCCTCACCAAAGTTGTCGTGCGACCAAATACGAAGCGTCTGACCAGAGGCAATCAGTGATGCTGCGCTGCCCCACGTTCCACGGCTCCATGTGCCTGCGCCCCAACCTGTACCAGTAATTGTGGTATCTAGACCCGTGTTGATTTGATATGTTCCAACGGTAGATGCTCCTCCTGCGCCGGAACCACTTGAAATATTAGCAAAAACAAGAGTGTCGTTAATCCCATCCGTTGTAGTAATAGAAGCTAAAGCCTCTTCGGTTCGAGCATTTATGTAATACGAATTGTCATTGGGCACATATGAAATTTCATATTCTTGATTTAAAATCGTGCTTGTTATGGTTCCAGCAAGCGTAGTTACTGTTAGGACTAAATCATTTGTTGGAGTAGCCCCACCTAAACTTGTTCCCGCGATGGTGATTGTGTCATTGTCAGCGTAACCAGAACCACCTTTTTCCACATAGTTAACTGTGTAAGTGTTATTAGAGCTATTTGCCGTGATATTAAATTTTGCACCTGTTCCAGAACCACTTGTAGACGTTTGTCCTACGTCATTAAACGTAGAACTTCCCGTGGAAAGACCGCTAGTGACTGCAACAGAACCAACATTTCCGGATGCATTAATTGACGCTGCACCAGAAAAAGTAACAAAATCATTTGCAAGAGCACCATGGTTAGTGTCTGTAACAACAATTGTAGAAAAACTAACCTCTATAACAAGTCCAGTGTGTGTTGCAGCATCTGTTCCTTTTTGTCCTCGCAAACAACCCTGAAGTGTTGTTCCTGAAATTGCAGCATATGAAATTATTTCGTCGTCTATTTTTACAAACCCTGTTTCTGGAAGAGAGCCTCCTCCAAAATACAACAACGGTCCAATTTCAGTTTGATCTATGCTGATGTCTAGCGAACCAGATAGGTTAAGCATCAACGCTTTATACGTTTGAAAAGTTACATCCCCCGCAGCCGTCGTTGCACGAATGGGTGTAATGTCGTTATACCCACCACCCTCGTTAATATAATACTTGAGGTGTGTGCCTACACCAAGGTAGCGTTCACCGTTCAAAGCAACCCATGGATGCAATGCACGGCATGTACCTAGAAAGTAGGTGGAAGAAGTTTTCTCCCACCCACCTATTTTTTCTGGAAAGCCAAACCGAAATCTAACCTTGTCCATATCAAACCAACCGCCCTCATTAGAATAGGACGTGGTTTCTCTGTTAATTCCTGGGCGGAACTGGAGTTTGGTTAGCGGCATTCGTTACTCCCAGCATTTATTCGGCGGCAACTTCCTGTGCGTTTTCAGGAGTACCTTCTAATGAAGACTTTAGCATATCAATGAAGAACTTACGACCACCTTCTAGCTGGGTCATGTTAAACCGTGTGGATGACAGCTTGCGATCCAAGTCTGCAACGTGGTTTACCATTTCCTGCTGCTCGGCGGTCATGTCTTCAAAAGTGTATTCTTTGTCGTCGATGACGATAGGCGTTGTTTTTTTCTCAGCCATTTGTCAGTCTCCTAGATTAAGGGTTTGCAGTTACCCAAGGGGCGGTTTCTACGGCGGTGGGCGGGTTGATTTGCTTCGCAATATTGCGATCATGCCCTGCTTCCCACTCGGCGCATGTCACACCTTCGCCTTCAGCGGCGTTGGCGTCAATAGTTGCCTTGGCCCAGCCGACAACCTGAGCTTCTGTCAGGTCAGCAAACGCTGTGAACGTCGCAGGGTCAAGGTTATCAGTGTTCAAACTGATTTGGTTTCCAGAGGAAATGCTGTAGGTTGTTCCGTCTACAGTTTCTTCTGATGATAAACGCCAGACAACAGAAAACACGACTTCGGAAAGCCCATCTTGTGTTCTGGTTTGAAGCTGGTCATTTACTGACCAAGTGTGTGTAACAGCCATTGTTTATTTCTCCTGTGCTGGTTACGGGTTATTGTTCGCAGCTAGATGTGCAGCATAGGCTGCTTTAACTTCGTCTGTGTGTACTGCCGCACAGATAGCTTGAACCTGTGAGCTTTCACCTGTGATGTCTGCATCTGGTGCAACAACATGGCGTGAGAAGCTGCGGCTGATCTCTACACCGTCACGTTCAATCACGGTTGCTGTGCGTACTTGGATGTGGCGGAACTTTCCGACTACCTCCAATTTATCCTGTTCGGTTCTTTCGGTTAAGGCCATGTTTATCTCCTTTATGGCGGCGGACTGTCCGACCCCAATGGTGTGGGGTTATGCTGCAAAGTAAGTTAGCGTAATGTTGAGGTCTGCGGTTCCAGATGTCAGTTCAGAAACAATGGTCCAGTCCGTGCCAGTACCACTAAGATTCCATTCTCTGATGCGGACATAGGAAGAAGAGTCAAAGATTTCTGGAACAACAACATCTGCACTGCTCGTAAGCAATGCCGCCGACATGGAGCCAGTGAAATAGTTTATTCCTGACAAACCCTCTGCCGCAAACGGAACGCCCGTGATGTAAAGATCATTTGCGCCAGTCAAACCAGTTGTATCTATATTTAGAAGCGTGATTTGCACGGTTACTTGGCGACCAGTCTTTGTGTAATACCCATAGGCTTCTGTTGCTGATCCTTCGTTCCCACCAGACGCAGCATCCGCAACCACAGGAGTAAACGTCCCCTCCTCATAGTCATCCAGTAACTCAGAAGTCATAGTACCAGAGCCGTCCCCTGTAGCAGAGAAGTCGATGCCGTGACCTGATGCGACTACTAGGTTTCCGTCTTTAATGTTAAGATCGCCATCTACTTGTAGCTCAACCCCTTTGGTTGGATCGTTATTAGTGTATAATAAAAGTGGGTGGCCTGTAGCCATAGAGATTTCGCCCTGATTGGCGTCCCCATAAACTCCCACATTCATACTAATATCTGTACCGTCACTGAGATGCCCTTGAGCAAGGAACGCGGCTCTTGTGTTGTTGCCTGTAGCTAAAATACGACTGAACGTGTTGGCCGAATTTTGAACATCTAATTGGTAAGATGCAGTATCAACACCAAGGCCAACATAACCGTTAGAGCGTCTGACGCTAATAGATGGGGCAGAATTCCAACCAGCGTATGAGCGGTCTAGGCGAAAATTAAAATCAGAATTATCAAATCTGAACGCCCATAGGGGATCCGATGTGCCACCAAAACCAATGTGGCCTTCGCCAACAGTGTTGCTCCCAGACCTATTTAACTCAACTAAAGATTCATCTGCTGTTCGAGAACCTCCGATGTTTACAAACCCATTCGACGAAATCCGCATACGCTCGGTTGCGGAAGCTGCACCGCCTGCGGTTGTCCAAAACTGAAGGCGTCCAGGCATGTCATCACTAGCCGCAGTGTTGTCCGTTGCCCCACTAATTCTAGCACCTTCTACAAGATTAACTCCATCTGCGCCTTGGAACGTAATAAGCCCCAGAGTGTCACCATTCCCAACGGTTGTTTTTGAGTTTGCTGTAGAACCACGAGATTTAGCAAACCCTAACTGGCCTGCTTCAGCGTCATTAGTATGCCGAGACACCGCCAAGCTGACGTATTTTTGTGCTGAACCGTCATTTACGTTTTGGACATTAAGAATACCCGAATACAAAGTTGAGCCATTCCACCACCCATTAGTGATTGTGCTGACGGCATCTGTTCCCGCTCCCATCGAAACCCGCCCAGACGAGTCGATCTTTAAAGCAGTGTTCCAAGAAATATTATTATTTACTGTGCCTGAACCAGCATATTGCCATGTATGTGTACCCGCATATTGCGTATAAGCAGCAGCAGCTGCAGTTGTAGCGTATTTCCAGTTAGTGTTGTCGTTGTACGCATTATTTGTAATAAACACTGCATTAGAGCTACCAGCATAAGATGCACCACCAATGCTACTACCTACAGTAAGCACATCGTATGCTGATCCCCATGCTGCTGAAGATATGCCACCAATAGTGACACGTCCGTTTTGATCAATACGCATACGCTCCGTTTGACTACCACCTGTAGGTGTTGTACGGAAAATCATGCGCCCTGCATCTTGCTGACCATCCGTTACAACAGCAAAGCTACCAATGTCATCCCAGTTAGTTCCATCATAACTAGAGAACGAAAGGTAAGAACCATCACCATCTGCGTTTGATGCGGTTGGTGATGCGACACTGCCTCGTGCTTGGTCAAAATGCAGTGAATCTACGCCACCGCTTGCAATACCAAAGATACGAACACCATCGGCAGGTTCTGCAACAGTTAAACCGTAAGTCCCACGAGTAGAGGTGTCACCGATAATAACTTTTTGGTCAGAAGTGATCCGCATGGCTTCTGTCACAGAAGAGCTTGTTGAAAAAGTAATGATCCCATTAGTGCCAAAAGACTCTAGCGCAAACTCATCATCGTCCCCCAAAAAAACAACAGCGTTTTCCGCGTCATCATCTGCCCTAAACTTTAATGCGTTTTGTAGTCTAATGTCCCCTGCGACTTCTAATTTTTCAGTGATTGTTGTCGTCCCAATCCCCACCTGATTGTTCGTAGCATCGACGTACAGGGTGTTGGTGTCTACTGCCATGTTCCCAGAGCCGTCAATGTACAACCGAGGGTTCCCATCACCGTCTGAAAGAACAATGTGATTGTTACTGTTGCGGATGTCCAAACCACCTTGGTTACCGTCAAAACTGCCCAGAATGCTGTTCTTCGAACCGCCGACAATGAGGTCCCCAGCCTGATAACCAACAAACGTGTTGTAGTTAGCATTCGCAGACGCCGTACCTGTTCCAGTTCCCGCGCCAGTGGCAGTAAATGTTGTGCCAACAGTGTTGGCCCCCGCACCAATTAATGTGAAGTCTGTCGTCCCAAGAGTTTGAATCGTATAGTTCACGCCAGAAACAATAGCTGTAGCGACAATTTCATCGCCAACAAGATAACCTGCTTGATAGCCAGCCATAGTGTTGTTTGACCCAGTAACATTACTGAGAGAAGATTGATGCCCAACGGATACGTTTTCAGTGCCTGTAGTGCTTGTATTGAGAGCTTGAGCGCCAATGGCAACGTTTGAACTCGCCGTAGTATTATTGAATAATGCTCTTCTGCCCAAACCTACATTGTTATCACCTGAAGTATTTCCTGTTAAGGCTCCTGAACCAACTGCTACGTTATAGTTGCCATCTGAAGCAACGCTATCTAAAGCCGTATTACCCAACGCCACGTTACTTGTACCCGTTGGATAGTCTCCATCCAGCTTGATCGTGCCGCCATCAACGCTAACGTTGCCAGCTACAGTAAGGCCATCTGATGTAACAGTGCCGTCCACGTTAAGTGAAGTGTTAAAATCAACTGCGCCCGTAACTGTAAGAGCCGCTGTATCAATCGTCATCGCTGTAGACGCATCAATATCAACAGTCGGTGCAACAATTTCAATTTCAGTATCCGCGTCAATGTCCAGTTGCCCATCAGCAGAAGAGCTAATCTTCAAAGCTGTGTCGCGAAACTGAAGCTCATCGGTTGTTGTCATCTGAATAGCATTGCCACCCGATGTATTACCGTTAGCAAGAACCTCGGACAACTCGTTGTTTGCACCAACCTGTGTATCCACATACGCCTTAATCGACTGTTGTGTTGCCAAGGCTGTCGCGCTGTCAGACGCCATGTTGTCTTCGTCTAGGATCGCGGTCACCGACACACTGCCCAAGCGCAGGCTGTCAAAGTACGCATTGTTAAAAACGTTCGCCGCTACCGCACCAGCACCCGCGCCGTCAAAGTAAACCACCGCAGTCGTTCCCGCAGGAACTTCGTAGTCATTACTTGCGTTATATGTTCCTTGGAAGAACAGGATGCTGCGTGATCCAGACAGATCATTGCGGATATAGATGATTTTTTCCGCGTCATTCGGCGTCAACTGCACATAGGCCGTTGCACCCAAATCACCGCTGTCTGCAAAGATAATCATGCGGTTGCGACCATCGGATGTTGTGCCGTCGCTAATAGATAGTGTATTCGGAGAACCAGAAGTTCCCGCTGAAGCCAAGGTCACTGTAATCTGACCGTCAAGAGCAGTGTCTAAAAGTTGAAGGTTTGTGTTAGTCGTATCGCCCCATGTGCCAGACTGTTCGCCTGTGCCAATGAGTTCAATACCATTATTAAGTGTATATGTACTAGGCATGGTTTTCCCCTATGCTGCTATGTCTTCCCAACCTGGAGTCTGGGACGGAGATTCGTCACTCCAAGAAGGGGTGGAAGATGGTGTTACGGGAGTATAACTCGGATTCTGATTTGGAACAATACGTCCCCAAACAAGAACTTGGCCTACTTCGCCAGTTCCAGAAACGCCAGTCACATTGACTTGCGTCTGTGCATCTATTGATACATCACCAATTTCTCCTGCTCCAGAGACTCCAGTGACGAAAACAAATGTTTGTGTTTCAATGACCGTTCCTGTGCCAACCTGTCCTGTAGCCTCAAGGCCAGTAACGGGAACATCAGAACCGCCTGTTGCTTCAACCTCGCCAACAAGACCATTAGCGCGAGCGTCCATTGTTATAGGGACCACTGCGCCAGCAGCGACTGTAACAGAGCCAACACCACCAGTTGCTGCAATACCAGTCACAGGAACATTGGCCTCACCAATGACAGTGGCTGTACCCACCTGTCCTGTAGCTGCCACACCTGTCACATCTACATCTGCATTTGCCTGAACAGTAACAGAGCCAACGGCTGTGGTAGCCTCTAGCCCCGTTACAGGAACATTCGCATCGCCAGAAACGGTTGCCGTACCAACGGCCCCCGTTCCCTCAACACCTGTCGGATAAACATTTGCAGTGCCCGTGACACTAGCAAGTACGCCTACCTCACCAGTGGCTTCTAATCCTGTTGGGAAGACATTCGCTTCCGCAACAACTGTCACTGTCCCTACAGAGCCTGTGGCCTGCAAACCAGTTACAGGAACATTGGCTTCAGCAACGACTGTTACTGAACCAACATTACCTGCGGCACCAGCGTTGGTAATGGAGCCTTCATTCCAACCAAGTTGGCCCCATGTCCCTCGGCCCCAGCCAGAAAAAGGGACAATGACATCTGTCATTAGGCTATCCGAATAATCGCGTTACTTGCGTCCGCTGTTGGAAAGACGATTGTGAAGTCACCAGCCGTTGACGTTTTGTCTGCACCAAAGTCAAGTACAACAACCGATGGATTTGTTACCGAGATCGATGTCGTGTTTGGTGTCGTATTGTAGATCAACGCGCCACGAGCAGTGATTGTCGCTGTCGAAAATGTCTCATCCGCAAAATCGGTCAACGCTGTTGTTCCAGATGACGTTGGGTCAACATTAGTCAAAGCCTGACCAGTCGCTGAATAGCCTGTGCCACTTACCTCATTTGTCGCTGAGTAAGCAGTCGTAGACGCATCAAGCGTAGCCGAGCTTGTGTATAAAGCAATTTTGAACGTATCGCCGTTGGCGAGATCAAAATCATGGACACCGAACAAAAGCTCTTTCTTGAACGATGTGCACATGTAGTTGCCAGTAAAAGCCATGTCACAGTCTCCTTATAAGTTCCGCAAGCTCTGGGTGTCCTGCGTCTGTAAGTGCATTATATACCGTAGTTCTGTCACTTTTAACAGCTTCACGTAAGTAGAAACCTACCAACTGTACGATCCGCTTTTTAAACGCATGTGCCTGCGCTTGTATCGCAGGGTGCGCCTCGTCAGAGACAGAAATAATTTTTTCTGCACACCGTTCTGCTATTTCTTCTGGCGTAAAGCCACGGTTCTGAGTGGTGTGTACCTCTACCTTAAAACCTTTAGGTAAATCTATGTTTAACTCTGGAATCATGTGCGGGGTTTCCTAATCGGGCCGTAACGATACTCATCCATAGTTTCTTGAGCCTCACCAAGGTTTTTAAGTCTTGCAATCCCTTCAGCGAAACGCTGGTTGTACATTTGCATCAAATTGGGGTCGCCCTTCATATAAATATACGCCTCGACTAAAGAAGCATACAACAACGTAATCTCCGCATTGTCACTAAGCCAGCTTGTTCCACTGTCGGCACCCGCCGTCAAAGATGCGGGTCTATATAAATAGTGAATATCAACTGTGTAGTTGGCATCTGGAGTTGGCGCGAGAATAAAGTTGTCTACATCAAATTGAGCATAATACTTAGGTTGTCCAGTTGTTGTTGGGTCCGGTGTGTACGTTTGCACAAAGTCTAAATCTTTAAACAACAAAAATTCTGTTGCCCCGCTTACGTCTATACTTAATGAAAATGGGGCGAGAAAGTCTGACGGCGCACCAAGGTATTGGTTGCCACTCGTCATAGTGCCGCCTTGATTCTTTTGAAACAGATTAAGCTGCACATTTTTAAGTATGCGCTCCTCTGCTAATCGAATAAACAAAGGCAGGTTGTTTACAAAACTTGTCTCGTCGTTCTCTGTGTAATCCTGAATGGCTGTCTTCAGTTCGCCGTATGTCATAGTCATGTCGTCACCGTAACGCTACCGACCTTGCCTATTGCTCGAACACGCTCCAACTTAGGTGCTTCGACGGTCGGGATGTCAACATACACCTGTAATGACTCAGCTTGATCTGGACGCGGATTACGCAATGCCTGTGGATCAGGAGAAGCCTTGGGCGGAAATAACTGTGGATGCTTCGGATCAAACTCATCAGGACCGACTTTCGCACCCGTCCACTCTACCTTCATCTCACGAAGACGGTAGCGACGGCCCGATCTGTCCGATATTCCCCATGCATGTTTGCCCGAAGCGTATGCCATTAGACCCTCAAATACTGTATGCTAGGCTGCAACTTCAACGGAACGCGGTCTTCGTCCTCGTCCGCCGCACGTTGGAACTCTTCTTCGTACACAGACTTCAACAACTGTATGCGCTCTGGAGCCCGTTTCATCGCGATGTAATAGGCTAACCCCGCCACCATACAAGGATAAAAACGAAAAGGCATATCAGTAGTATTAACAAGGGCATCAGCATCTTCAATCCGCTGCACGTAGTAGTACACAATCTGGTCAGTTGAGTTCTCAGGTACAGCCCACAGATTGATAACAGGCTGAATTTGCTTATTGAACCAGAACTGGCTCGGCCTACCTTGAGTGGTCTTGTCTGGTAAAGTAACGTATTCACCACGACTGATTCGTTCAATCTCATAGTCAGTGCCGCTTCTACGCAACACCATCTCCAAAATATCTACGACATCCGCTCCCAACGTAACTGTTGCCGTGCCCTGAACAAGCGTTGCCGTACCTTGCTTCACTGTCCATAGGTTTACACCACGGTTCGCCCAGTCTGCAAACATCAGGTTCAAAGACCGACGTGCAGTTCGTGCATCATAGCCCGTGCGAACCTCAAGGCCACAGCGTTCATACGCCTCCTCGACGATCTCACCGACATCCATGTTAAAGTCTCTTGAACCTGAAGTTGTCATAATTTTAACTCATATGTGGGTTTTGATTTGTTTTAACCTTAACGCAGCCACCGTTGGCATATCCAACTTTTCCTCCACGCATCATCTTAACAGGGCCTCCACGCATCATCTTAACTTTACCACCTCGCATCATGCCCTGAACACCTCGGCCTTTCAGAATGTCTGCTTGCGTGACTTTACCGTCCCCAGTTAAATCGGGAAATTTTTTACCTGGCATTTTATATACTCCTGTTTCTACGGCCTAAGATGTGCCGTTCATAATCTTGAGGGTCATAGTTCGTATAATACCCTAGTTTTTCCAACTTTGCAGCAGCGTTTTCTAATTCCGACCAACGCTGTATAAAAACAATAGCATGTTCCCGTAAGTAAGACAGTAACCATATGTCTATTCCTGCTGACGCAAAAAACCTATTCAACGCCATGCACTCTTGTTCTAACTGATCATAATCGTAATCATAGTCATAATCAAAAATCATCGTGACTTTATAACCAGTATTAAAAAACCTAGACGATTCCGTTAGTACATCAGGCCATAGATCATCTGACACTATAAACTTTACTTCACGGTTTTCATAAGCTGGCAAAGCAAAAGGGCAGGCCGCTACACCGTTGTTGTGTGCGGTGGGTTTCGCTAACTCTTCTGCCCACTCTCGTATCAAAACACCCTTACCAATCCGCCGTCGGCTTTTTTGTTCTTCCAACTTATCCGTTTGGACGACTTTTTCTTTTTCGCTGCTGATGTACATTGCGCCATCGTCGGACGACAAGCTGGATAACTCCGACGCTTTTCTCCCTTTTGACGACCACAAGGCTTTCCAGTTTTGCAGTCTACCCAACCCTTGCCATCGTTTTTTGAAAACCATTCCCGAAGAGAGTTTTTCTTTGCCATCAGTACAGATCCGTTTCTTTACGACGACTTTCTTCGACAGCCCCACAACCAAAAGCTATAATCCCGCCGCTCTTCAGTTTTTTCTTAACAGGGCGTTTACGTTTTTTAGAAGATTCGCCCCAGTTGTCGGCTCCCACTTTTCGGCATTTTGAGAGCGCCCCGCTTGCGTATGCGCTGGGCCATACCTTGTATCGGCTTTTTACTTTGTGGTAACACGCGTCCTTTTTTGCCATCAGTTGTCCTTTCTGGAGGCTTGGAGATTTGAAAGGGCATCTGTCCACGACTGATCATAACTTGCTTGCCTTTCTGTTAACTGCTCGACCGCTTGAACCAAATGATCTATTTTTACGTCCATAACTTCTGTCCGTTTATCCACGCTAATCAACGTCGAAATCATCCACACAAGACCCGCTGATCCTAAAGTCAGACCAGTTCCCCAAAACAAAAGTTGCACGTTCTTATCCATCTTTACCACATTTTGCATGACCAGTATCTGGCCTTGAGTTTATCCAATGTACCCTTGTCACAACCGTGCCGCGCACGGAAGGACTTACGGCGTTCAGGGTTTGACTTCTTAATAGTCATATTAGCGTCCCCGAATCTGACGATCTTTTCTTTTCCCTTGTCACATGCCTTTACAACAAACTTCTTGCCGCCAGACACCTGACGCCTGGGCTTATTGCATTTCATCTTGGACTTGTCGATCTTAGGCATTAGATTGGCCCCACATTTTGAATGTAAACAAATTCCATTGACGCAGAAACATCAAAGCTAACCGACCCAGAGGAAGAAAACGCCCTCATCTCCAAGTCTGTTTTTTCTGTGAACCTTAATGGAAAAGTATAAAACTGTTCGTGTGCGCCATCTGTAAGAGTAAATCTTTCTTTTATTTGAAACACTTCCCCATAGGGTCTAGCAACAAGACTAGCATTTAAAATAGCTTTGGTGTTGGTAGATGTGCCTGTGGACAAAGCCATCTTTG